ATCGAAAAATCCAGACGCATCGGTCTGTCCTGGGCAGAAGCCGGAGAAGACGCACTGCTTGCAGCTTCCGAAAACGGTATGGATGTCTTTTACATCGGCTACAACAAGGACATGGCCCTGGAATTTATAGAAGATTGCGCCGACTGGTCACGGTATTTCAATGAAGCCGCGGGCATAGTCGAAGAATTTATCTGGGAAGATGAAGGCGAAGAAAAAAAAGGTATCCAGGCTTTTCGCATACGGTACCCAAGCGGATACAAAATCCTGGCACTGTCATCCCGGCCTGCAAACCTGAGGGGCAAACAGGGCAAGATTGTTATCGATGAAGCCGCCTTTCACGAAGACCTTGCGGGATTGCTCAAAGCTGCAATGGCAATGCTTATGTGGGGTGGCAAGGTTGTTATCATCAGCACTCATAACGGCGATGATCACCCGTTCAATGAACTGATCGGTGAGATCAGAGCAGGGAAAAAGCCGTACAGCATACACCGAATCACCCTGGACGATGCCCTTGAACAAGGTCTCTATGAAAGAATCTGCCTGCGTCTGGGAAAAGACTGGTCTGAAGAAGATCAGGAAAAATGGCGTGAAAATCTTATCGATTTTTATGGTGATGATGCTGATGAGGAGCTTTTTTGCATTCCGGCAAAGGGCGGAGGCTCGTATCTTACCCGCAACATGATCGAAGCCTGCATGTCCGAAGATGTGCCTGTGCTGCGGTGGTCTCCACCCGAAACCGGTTTCGTGCACTGGGAGGATACCAGACGCTATAAAGAAATGGCAGACTGGTGTGACAGCGAACTGGGGCCATTGATTCTGACACTGATTTTGTCTGATCGAACGACCTGGTTCGGAGAAGATTTTGGGCGCAGCACGGACCTGACAGTTATCTGGCCACTGCAGGACATGCCCGGACTAACCTACCGAACTCCCTTTGTCCTGGAATTAAGAGATTGTCCTTTTACACAGCAAGAACAGGTTTTATTTTACCTGGCGGATCGGTTTGACAGATTTGCAGGCGGTGCCCTGGATAAAGGCGGCAACGGAGCATTTCTTGCGGAAAGGGCCAGTCAACGCTACGGCGGGGACCGCATTGAACAGGTAAGTTTTTCATCGGGCTGGTATATCGAAAACATGCCGCCAATGAAGGCATGTTTTGAAGATAGGACTACTACTATTCCCAGGGACAACGATATCCTTGATGATTTCCGGGCCATCAAGAAAATAAAAGGAGTCCCCAGGATACCGGTGGATGAACGAACTCAAAGCAAACGTGGTGGAAAACGTCACGGAGACGCTGCTATTGCAAAATGCCTGGCAGTATATGCGGCACGCAACTTTGAATATTACAAAGATGTTCCACCGGTTATCTCCGCAGGAGTGCGGCATATGGCAGGACAAACGGACGGATATCACGATAAGGTTAATTATAATAATTACTAAATAATTGAGAATTGAAAATTGAGAATTGAAAATTATCCATTATCAATTTTTCATTATCCATTATCAATTAAAATTACGGGAGTAATTTATTTTGAAACTGTGGATAAACGAACACGATTTTATCGAAGTCGATGACCGCAAATCATTAAGTACGGAGATTGCTCCCCGATCCCGGTCACTGGACTGGATGGGGATCATGGGTTTTTTGCCGGACCCTGATCCTGTGCTTCGCAAGCTGGGCCAGGACATCACGGTTTACCGGCAGCTTTTGTCCGACGCTCACGTATGGAGCTGCTACCAGTCCAGAAAATCGGGCACCTTATCATGCGAGTGGGAGATCAAAGATGCAACTTCCGGCGGCAGGAAATCCGATAAAGGGGCTTACAACCTGATCGTCGATATGATGGAGGATGTGGACGTTTACCAGATAATCACCGACATGCTCGATGCGCCCTTTTTCGGCATGAGTCCGATAGAGGTAATCTGGCAATCGGCTGCGGGAAAGTGGCTGCCTGACCGAGTGGTCGGCAAGCCACCTGAATGGTTTCAGTTCGATCCGGAAAACCACCTGCGATTCAAATCGGTGGACGACATGATCGAGGGGGAGGAAATACCTGAATACAAATTTCTGCTACCCAGGCATCATGCCAGCTATCAGAATCCTTACGGCGAAAGGGTTCTTTCCCGCTGTTTCTGGCCAGTGGTTTTTAAAAGGGGAGGCTTTAAATACTGGGCGGTCTTTACTGAAAAGTTCGGCATGCCCTGGGTTCGGGGCAAAGTGCCCCGGGGCACCAATGATACCGAACGGGCAAGACTCCTGGACAACCTGACCAAAATGGTGGCAGATGCCGTAGCCGTAATCAACGATGATGAGAGCGTGGAAATCACCGAGGCGGCGGGCAAAAGTGCCAGCGCCGATATCTACGAAAGGCTGGTCAGCGCCTCCAACCGGGAAGTGTCAAAGGCAATTTTAGGCCAGACCCTGACCACCGAGCTGGACAAGGGCGGCTCCTTTGCTGCCACCAAAGAGCACATGGAGGTGCGCGCTGACCTGGTTGACCAGGATAAACGGATGGTGGCCGGGGCATTCAATCTGTTGTTCAACTGGATTGTCGAGCTGAACTTTACCGGTGCAACTTCGCCGAAGTTCGATTTTTACCAGGAAGAGGATATCCAAAAAGATCGTTCCGAGCGCGACACGGAGCTGAATAATCAGGGCGTACGCTTCACTTCGAAGTACTACCAGCGCACCTTTAACCTTGCCGAGGATGATTTTGAGATTGTTGAACCGTCCGGGATTCAAGGTGCGACGGAAAGGGGCGGTTCATTTCAGGAAGAGGTAAAAAAAAACTCTGAATTAAGCCGGGCATTAAAAGCGCAGGATCAGATTGACGATCTGATCATCGAAAAAATTAACGAAGCTGCAACGTTCTTTGAAAATTATAAATCAAAAATAGCGGGTTTCCTGGAAAATGCGACCTCTCTTGAGGATGCGAAAAACAATATCATAAATCTGTACGACCAATTGGATGCAAAACCGCTTGCACAATCTATCGCAGATGCCCTGTCAACTGCCGACCGTATCGGGGTTAAAAGCGTCGGCGGCGGTGCTGAGTTTGCAGAATGGGGACCGGCCACTCCCTTTTCCCAGGCCGTTGATTTTTTCAGGGCAAAGGCATTTACCATCGCAGGGGTTACCAAGGCCGATCTCCTCTCCGGGGTTAAAGACGAACTGATCAAATCAATGAAGACCGGCTCGACGCTCCCGGAATTTAAGAAATCATTTGATTCGCTCTTTGCCAAACACGGTTATGACAGGCTTTCGCCATACCGGATAGACACCATATTTCGCACCAATATGCAGACCGCCTACCAGGCGGGCAGGTATCGTCAGATGACATCGCCTGCCGTGCTCAAGACAAGACCGTACTGGCGGTATGTGGCTGTTCTGGATATGTCAACCAGGCCGGAACATGCGGCAATGAACGGAAAAATTTACCGAAATGACCACCCGTTCTGGCAAACATGGTATCCGCCGAACGGGTTTAAATGCCGGTGCACGGTTGTAACCGTGTCCGCCCGTGAAATAGAACGCAACGGCTGGACGGTTGAAACCAAAGATATCTCCGGCGGACTGATAGAGCCGATTGATCCTGTGACCGGCAAAAAAATGCCTGCCAGGCCGCTTTTGCCGGATGAAGGATGGGGAGGACGTCCCCACAGCCTGGAAGGGCTTTTTGCAGATAAAGCAGCCAAAAAAAGACTGAAGGCCATCGCATGGAAAGAAAGAAAGAACCAGTTAAGGCCCGAAGCTCTGGGGAGGCTGGCTGAGAAAAACATCGACGACCGATTCTGGAAGCCATCGCCCGGAAAAACGGACCGCCTTGAAAATCTGGAAGGGGCCGTAGGAAAAACGGATGCCTTTCAAAAAATTGAAACTGATTTTAAGCGCATCATGGGCATCTCTCCCAATGAAAGTTTCGGCGTGTTGAAAGGCCCTGACAGCGAGATAATCAAAGTTGATTTGAACAGCCTGGCCCATGCCATGCTGGATCGAAAAGGCGGTCGTGAACGCTATTTACGCTATTTTCGACAGGTGATCGAAGATCCCTATGAAATCCTGCTGACTGAATACCAAACCGCAAAACGAAAAAATACGAAAGTCCGCAAAAAATATATCGGGCTGTTTCGGGAAACAAAAAAAGAAGGTGTGGTGATTGTAGGAGAAATATCCCCGGAAGGATGGGCGATGTGGAACGTGATGAATGCAAAAAAAGGAACGATTGACAGACAACGGCGGGGAATAAAGGTGCTGTGGGGCAAATGAGCAGGCTGACGGAAAATCCCGGGTTCCCGCCACCTGCCTTCCATACGGTCACAGCCCCCGGAGACTATCGTAAGGACGGATAAATATAATAACAAACAACACCGGAGATGTCAAGTGGCAGTTAAACTAAGCATTAAAGATAAGCAGGTAAAGGATATGCTTTCTAAAATTGATGACAACCTTCGCAATCTGAAGCCTGCGATGGAAATCATCGGAGAAACAGTGACAGCTTCGGTTCTGCGAAACTTTGAGGCAGGAGGCAGGCCCAAATGGGCAAAGCTTTCTATAGTAACCAGGGCCATAAGAAAGAAAAAGGGAAAATGGCCGGGCCAGATACTCAGGCAGTCCGGTGCCCTGTCAAAGGTCGTTTACCAGGCATCAAGCAGCAAGGTCGTCATCAGTGCAAATGAAAAATATGCTGCGACCCAGCACTTTGGTGCAAAAAAAGGCGAGTTCGGCACGGTTACGGTGGTTCAGAATGTCAGAGAACATATCCGGAAACATAAATCCGGAAAATCTTATAGAGTAAAAGCCCATTCACGAACGAGGAAAAACGTGCCCGTGCCCTGGGGGGATATCCCGGCCCGGCGTTTCATGCTGGTGCAAAAAGAGGACAAGAAGGAAATCACGACGGCGCTGGAGGAATATATTGTAGGTTGAAGGTGGAAGGTTAAAGGCTGAAGGCTGAAGGGAAAAGATGAACGTCCAACATCGAACGTCCAACATCGAATGTTGAATGGGAAAGCAAAAAGACTTGTCCTGCGAAGCTTCAGCGAAGCAGGAAGGAGGGAAAAAATGAAATTTAAAGGCTTTGACGACTGGATAGAGATATTTAGAGGGGGCAAACAGACCGACAGCGACGGCGTGGAACATGACGGGGATGCCTTGATCGACAAGGCCGTGGAGACGTTCGATACGTCATATCATGAGCCTCCCCTTGTCATCGGACATCCCAGGCATGACGATCCGGCTTACGGATGGGTCGAAGGACTTAAAAAAGATGTAAAGGACGGAACCAAAGTGCTGCTTGCCAAATTCAAAGACGTGGTTCCTGAGTTCATCGATGCGACAAAAAGCGGGCGTTACAAGAAGCGTTCTGTCAGGTTTTATCCGGACGGCAGGTTGAGACATGTGGGTGTGCTGGGAGCCGTGCCTCCGGCGGTCAAGGGTCTGGCCAATGTGGCCTTTTCCGATGATGATCCGGGAATCGGTTTTGAATTTTCTGAGACCAATCCCTGGACATGGGAAACAGCGGCCCGGATCTTCAGGCGGCTGCGTGAGTATATCATAGAAAAAGACAGCAAAGAGGCTGCGGATGCAATCATCCCGGACTGGGATGTGGATT